GTACTAGGGTCCTTACTTTACATTATCGATTTTACAAAATCGAGTTCTCTGAGAACTCTTTATTCCAGAGTTAACTCGAAAATAGAATCTTTAATGAGGAGATCGGAAGTGCTAAGCACATCTGTATTCCAAGATCCCGAATTAACCTTAAACAGGTTTATTGGGAAATTGGCAATAAAAGATGAGCCTGCTGGGAAAGTGAGAGTATTCGCTATGGTAGACTGTTGAACTCAATGGACACTTAAAAGTTTACACGATTTGATTTTTTCGATTTTATCGAAACATCAAATGGATGGAACTTTTAACCAATTGAAACCCTTAAAGTGGGTTCCTTTTGGAAAATGTCCTATTGATTCATTAGATCTATCTGCGGCTACTGACAGATTACCTATTTGGTTGCAACAACTATTATTAAGTAGAATCTTTGGTAAAGCATTTGCTTACCATTGATCTAATTTACTAGTAGGAAGAACCTACAGTATAACTTCTCTTTTAGCAAGATTATTAATTAATAAAAATTACATAAAAACATGTAATCCTACAATGAAAACTTTGTTAGAAAAAGGAGTTAAATATACTGTTGGGCAACCAATGGGTGCTTTGTCAAGTTGAGCTATGTTAGCTCTAACTCATCACTTTATAGTGCAGCACTGTGCTTGAGAAGTGGGGTACTCAAGATCATCATTATTCCAAGATTATGCAATCTTGGGAGATGATATCGTTATTTGAGATCTTAAAGTTTCACAGAAATACCAAAGTATTATGGCCCTGTTAGGTGTTGAATTAGGGATTGCAAAATCCGTAATCTCACCTAGTGGTCTAGGATTAGAATTTGCTAAAAGAACTATCTTTAAAGGAGAAGACGTAAGTCCTGCACCTTTAAAAGAAGCTCAAGCAGCTCATAGAAATATGAGTGGTGCTTTAGAGATAATGAGAAAATACTCATTAAGTCCTAATAGCTTAATCAAATTCCTAGGGTATGGTCCATCTGTTGTAATAACTAAAAACAATCTTAAAATGAAAATTTTGAGAATGGTTTTAGCATTACCCTCAAATGCTCTTCAAATGAGTAATCTTCTAATCTTCCAACAAATGTTGTGAGGAAAAGAAGACTACTTAGCATTGAGAATCCAAAGAAGGCATATGGTTAAGGTTATAATGAACTATTTGATCGATCTAAAAAGAAGAATCGATTTAGATCAATCAACATTACACCAATGGATTTTAGAGAAATCTCTAAATTCCTCTCCAATGTGAAACATGATGACGGATATCTTTAAAGATAATCCTTTATCACCTGCTTTCGCAACTGGAGTGGTGTATTCAGTATATGAAGATCAAGCCCATAAAAAATTGAAAGATTTAATCTCTTTTAAACAAAGAGTTCAATCTTATATTTATATGTTGACTTATCTTCATACTACTATTAGTTCACCTAACTACCTTATACCTCCTTTAATGGATGACAAATTGTGAAATAACCACAGAGACGTATTCATGAAAATTGTATCGTCTATGATACAATTGGAACATGAATACGACTCAGTCTCAATTCAGTTAATCTTAAAACCGAAAAGAGCAGAAATTGTCTCAAAAGTTTTACCTTTTGAAGACAAATCTACCTTACGATTTTGAAATTACTGAATTAAAGTATTATCAAAAACAAATTTCGACAATATTTAATTCAATGAATTTCTTATTGAGAAGAATAGCTGGGACTTTAAGACAGATGTCC